TCACTTGAATTTATAATGGAAATCGACTGTTCCATCCTCGTATATTACAAGTTTATCAATAAGCGCTGAAAATGCTTCGAATAAATCCTGATCAGTTCTTTCCAGCTGCGCGAATGCATTCTTTATATTTGATATGTCGATTGTTTCTTCTTCCTCACGCTCAAGCATGAACAGCTTATCGTTCAGTTTTTCAATTTGTTCTTCAAGCTCTTTTCGCTTCGTCTGGAATTCCACCTTAGTGATCAACTGATCTTCCAAGTACAATTCGATTAGACGTTTTTTCTTGTTTTCTGCGTTTTCAATTTCTATTTTCGTTCGCTTGATCCGGTTTTTCTTCTGCTCTTCAAAATCAGACTTTACATCCAGTTTTAACTTCTTGCCCTTTTGTTTCAGTGTTTTAATAACAAAAGCCCGCAAGTCCTTATATTGCATCGGAGCATGGTTTACACAAAGAGCAGTTCCACCTCGTCTATAGGCGCTACACTTCAAATAATTAAACTCTTTCTTCTCACGTTTCTGATTGTATTTGTACGACGGCAGCACAACCATATTGCAACCGCACACACCACATTTCATCATTCCTCTTAGCTCATTCCGAGGGTTAAAACGCTTTTTACGCATCTTGTGTTCTTTGTTATTAGCTTTCTCATACTCTTCTTCCGATATGATCTTAGGACACCAGTCTTTGTAAACAGTCCATTTTTCTTTTGGGTTGCGGATAAATTTTTTCCGTCCCCCTATTTTGACTTGAGTATGTCTATTGGCAATAAACACGCCACAATAAATAGGATTCTTTAAAATCGTTTGTACTGTAGACAGCTGCCAAAACTCAGTCTTTTGAGGCTTTACAATGTTTCCAAGTGCCAATTCTTCGTTAAGCTTGAGAACGATCCTTTTATGTCCATATCCATGATTATTATGAAGATCGAAAATAAAACGTACGACTTTTGCTTCTTCTTCATTGATAGCTAGGAATTTACCTTCTTTCTTAAATCCAAAAGGTACACGGCCGGAATGTTCACCACGGCGGGCTTTTGCTGCTAGTGCCCCACTGGCTGCCACTGAAATTGTTTGAGGGTATTGGGCTGCAAACATTGAAAACATTTCAAATTTCATTGAGTTTTTGCCTTCATATAGGCTATCGTAGCCCTCTTCAAGCGTCACAACTCTTACACCGTGAGCCAATAAAACCTCTCGAATTTCAAGGGCATCTTTAAGATCACGTGCAAGCCGGCTGATTGATTTAAAAACAACCATCTTCAGCTTTCTTTTTTGCGCCTTATCTAAAATGAGTTGCATTGCTTTTCGATCAAGCAGCACTGTCCCGCTTATCCCATCATCTAATTGGATTGCTTCATCTTTCCATTCGTAATTATTTTTCTCAATCCAATGATGACAAATATCAATTTGGTTGGCTATTGATGTCACCTGTTCATCTTTTTCTGAGGAAACCCGTGCGTAAACTGCATAAGGGTAATCTTCATATTTGATGATCTCCTGTGTTTCTGTCTCTTTGAAGAACACTAAACCACCCCATTATTTTGCATTTGGTACATTTTAGTGTGATTATAGCATAATGATTACGAACCTCCTATACTTTTCCGGTTGATTTTCGAACATTTGTTCTTGTATAATTTGTTCAAGGAGTTGATCAGAATGAACGAGGGTATTTATGATAAAAGATGGGAACAAAAATTTATTTTGCCTGAGCAAAGGACAGCGCTATTAAATAGGAAGAAACAAGTCCAAAAAATTGAAAAACCCATCTTAGATGAATACCAATTGGAAGATATGGCCCGTGTTATTTGCGAGGCGATGGAATTCAACTCGGTTCTGGTCATCGGTGTATACAGAGACGGTTTTATCGAAGAAGTAAAAGGACATGTCCATTACATAGATGAAGTAAAACAGAGGTTACATGTGAAGGATTTAAAAGGTGATACAAATTTTATTGCATTTGATTCTCTTTTAACTGTCAGGATATATGAAAGTGAAAGATAAATTATGATTATTTAAAGCCCGCCTAAAAAACGACGGGCTTTTATTAGATCTTGTTGGTTATATTGTTTTACAGTTGTTGGTTTTGGGCTGTAATAAGATGGTCAGGGCTATACCTGATGCCAGAGTTAAAAAATAGCCACATAGCATCAAATAGGGGGCGATTTCGTTTTTGAGAAAATAAAGCCCAAAGAGAATAGCAGCTGTACCGATAGTGAAATAAATCGGCTTTTTACTTTTCAAAGTCAAACGGTTTGATTGAGTAAACTTTTTGTAGATCAAAGGCAAGCCGGTATAAACCCCTGTGAAAAATGTAAATAAAATAGACCAAAGGAAACCGATTGGCGAGAAATAGTTCTCGGAAAATATTCCGTCGAAAGCCCAATTGCTCAACACAACGAAGCCAAACAGATAAACAAATGCCAGTATAATCTTGACCATGATATCCCTCCCCTACAATCCAATATACACCTGATATAAGGTTGTTTAAATGGGTAAAACCATTCATTTACTTTTCAATCTTCCCGCTCCTTCAAAGCCTAATACTTTAATCAATAGCACCATTTGTTACTTTCGTCTCATTTACCAATATTATACATTGAGATAAGATGGGGACGAAAACATTAAGGAGGGATAAAATGAAAAAGTTACTTGTGGGTGTTGTTTTTGCTCTAGCTTTGAGTTTTTCATCTCTGTTTAGTCTTCAAAGTGCAAATGCTGTCGAAAAAGTGGACAAGAATTCTGATCTGATTATTGATAAGGCGACCTTTCATGAGTTAACAAAACAAAAAAACTTGAGAACCCTTTCATCTGAGAAAATCCCAACTGTAAAAGAAGTGAATAAGGCTTTAAACAGTATGCATGTCAGCAAAGATCATCCATATCAAGAAATTGATCTCGGTAATGGTTTCACTGTGGAAATGGGCGTCAGTACAGATATGGGAATGGAAAAGATAAAAACACAGGCCACTCAAAATAAAACTGCAAGTGGCTATTACGCTGTAAAGTTTACAGGGATAAAATTATATGATATTCGAGTAAGTGACAACTATTCATACGAATATGGAAAGAAAATAACAAAGTGGGAAAATCCGCCAAGTGCATCCGCTTCAGGTTTTGCTGGCTGGAATGGTAAAATCACTTCCAAAAAAATAGCAAACATTGACAAAACGGCCAAAGATGCAATCGCCAATTCTGATTATACGTTTGTAAAGTATGGTGGTAACCGCCACGGCCATATGGAATTACGATTCACAGCAACGGGAAACTGGTACACACATCACGTTTCTATTAAATAAAAAAAGCCCTCCAATTGAGGAGGGCTTTGTTATTTAAGAAGGGATTCGAGCTTAGCTTTAGTCTTAGGACCATAAATGCCATCAGGATTTAAACCATTCATCAGCTGGAACCGTCTTACTGCATCAGCTGTTTTCGGTCCGTAATAACTATCTATCCCGAAGTTTTTAGCTTTTTTATCCGGATAGAAATGTAAAGCCGCCAGCGCTGTTTGAATCTGCTCAACATCAGCACTGTGCATTAATGGGCTTTCCACTTTGAACGTGCCTGAAGGCAGATTGAAGGATGATTTCTTGCTACTTGGTTTAGGATTGGAAGAACTTGAGCCTTTAAGTTTTAACTTTTGTCCAACTTTGATTTTATTCGGGTCCTTAATACCGTTCCAACTCTGAAGTTTTGCCACGCTTACCCCTTCAGCCTTTGCAATTCCGGAAAGAGTATCTCCTTTTTTTACTGTATAAGTTGATTCTCCGCCGGATGATTTTGTTTTTGAGGAATGAGACTTCCCGCCGCCTAATGACTGTAATTCAGCATCAATCGCCGCTTTAACTTCATTCCAGCGTCCCTCGTCTAAAATACGGTGCGGGCAATACTTTCCGCTCCAATCCTGGTGCTTCCGCACTCGATCAATACCCCATCCGCGTTCTTTAAGAAGCTGAGCAACAAACTTGATAGCCAACTTTTCAGCAGCCCTATATCGCGCGCCTCCTGACTTGCTGTAGCAGATTTCAACACCGATAGACTTACGGTTCCCGGTGCCGTTTGTACCGTCTCCTGTGTGCCATGCATTGCGATCTGTTGGGATGCCCTGCCTTACCTCTTTGTCATCAACGGCAAAGTGAAAGCTCGTTGAACTGGTGTTTCCAATCATGTGGCTGACTTCGTTCGCAGCTGATGCATCATTGTACGTGTTATGAATAGTGATGTATTTCGCGGTCATCGGATTAGGGCATTTCAAGCCGTATTTTGATGTTGATACAAGGTTCTTTTTCACTGCAATTGTCATGAAAATCTCTCCTATTCTGTTTTTCAAATAAAAAGAGCCACTGGATTATCCAGCAGCCTGTTCGTCTTTTTCTTTTGTTTGTTCGTTGTCGTTTTCGATCACATGCAGCCGCTCCGTAATGGTAGCCGGAATCTTAACGCCGATCTGTGCTAGGTTCTCTGTAATCGACAGTCCTTCATTTGCGATATAAAAAAGAACGGTTCCAAATGTGAGAACACCGTTCAGGTTAAGAATTGTATCTACTATATTTGCCACAATGACCACTAGAAAACTGAGCATTTTCCGGACATACCCGAACCAAGCGCTCCTGCTTCGTAGCTTTTTGAATTTCCATGCCTTGATTACACCTGTTATAACGTCGATAATGCTGAGAACTAGTAGTAAATCTAGGTATTTCACACCTCCAAACAGGTAAACCCTCGCTAAATCTAATGTTTCAAAATTAATAAACACAGTCGTTTCCTCCATTTCTTTGATCACCTCCTTAGAGGCAAAATAAAAAAGCCCTTATTGACTGGCTTCTGTCGTTTCCTCATATGTCTGACCTGTTACCTCGTGGTATTGGTCATGTGTAATGTATTTTGCTTGAACACCCTCTTTCATGTCCTCAACGGAACAATCGTTAAATGCCATAGCCTGCTTTACCATAGATGTTGTAGCCCATTTGTAGAACAACGCAAATACCCAAAAATTAAGATTCACTTGTCATTCCTCCCTTTAAACTCAGTACGTCTAATTTTAAAACCGCCATTTGCTCACCAAGAGATTGATTCAATGCCTCAGCTTCTTTCCTTGCCAGAACTTCTGCGGTCAACTGCATACCTAAAGCATTTTGAGCCTGCTCAGCTTGTTTTCTTGCAAGTTTTTCGTCCGCCAACTGCTGCCCGAGTGTTGATAACTGTTCCATAATGGGATTCGACTCAACTACATCCTGATACTTGTTTTTTTGATTGTCCTTATATTCTTGATCAGCAGATTCATTCCAAACATTATTATCTATATCAAACTGCGGCCTCCATAAGCCATCGGGAGGCTTTACAGTCGTTGAGTTCTGTGGCATCGGGCTAGCCGGATCATCTAAAATTTTGGGTCTTAGAAAATAAAAATTTTCATCATACAAGAATACTTGCACATTCGTCCCTCCTTACAAAGTGAAATTATTATCTATCGAAACCCCAGAAATGTTTTCCTCAATGTTGGCGTGTTTTCCAACCAATCTTAATTCACCAGTTGTTTCAGCAATATATTTTGATGTCCCTGTGGTTCCAAAGAGCGTTGCAGCCATCGACTTTTGTGTTAATGGGCGCGCTTCAGCTGGAAGTCTAGCAAAAACACTGTTGAAATCCGGCGAAACTACTTCACCGCGAGTAAACACTTCGTTGCCCCATACAGCATACTGAGGTTTTCTTCCACCAGCCTTATTTCCATTGATTAGCGTTAAGTCATACCAAGTCATTTTTTTGAAATCTGCTTCAGTGATAAGACGTTTCCAGCCCTGCCAACCTAAATTTCCGTCAACATAATTTGTATACATATTGTTCTGGTAATCTACCGCGATAACATATCCAAAAGTGCCATTACCGTCGCTATCTACAGAGGTAAAATGAAAAAATCCCCTCGTTGATAATGTTGTAGGTGCATTTGTTGGCTTACCGGTAGAATAAAAAGTGCCGAATGTTTTGCCGGCTTTAACAATTTTACTTAAAAAGTCGTCTGTATCTCCTATAGACACAAGCACGCCGCCAACATCGTTTGTAATTTTGAAAAGCTGAGCACCATTCCATTTTGTACGCTCTGTTGCAGATATATGGGCTGTAGTATCTTTAACATGGTTATCAAACTCTGTTTTGGTTGCCTGTTTGTCATTGGTAACATTACCGAGCCCGACTTGATCTTTTGTCACCCCATGAGGGTTATTTTTATTATTAATGTGTTGATCAGTATACGTTTTTGCGTTTTTCTCGGCTGTATCTGCCTTGTTTTGTGCTCCTGTTGTCGTTTCCTTCGCATTCCAGTTTGAACGCTCTGTGGACGTGATATGACGCGTAGTATCCGTATTGTGTGTATTGAATTCTGCTTTTGTTGCTTGCTGCACGTTGTCTACATTCCCCAATCCTACTTGTCCTTTTGTGACTTGGTGGGGGTTATCTCTGCGGGCAGCCAATTCATCTGTATAAGCTCTTGCTGTTTTTAAAGCAGTAGAAACGTCATCCTGCGTTGCTCCGATCTCTTGCAATTCCTTTAGTGCATGATAGGCCGTATACTGATACCAGTTGAACCAATCCGCAGGGGGATGATCCATTGGTTTGTATCCTTCATCAATGGAGGACTGCGGGGGCCGCTGCCCGGCGTTCCCCCATTCAGGCAATTCTTTTGTAAAAGGCATAAACATCACTCCTTAAATCGGTAAAGGGTAATCATCTTCAGGCTGAAAGATTCCGCCGAGTGTTCCCCCATCTGTCCCGTCTGTTGAAAATCCATATTGACTTGTTTCTATAGAGTTAGCAGAGGACGAAAAACGAAAGGTGCCGTTTAAATCTACATAAGCCACCCGTACGCCTGCAGCTACTGTTTTTTGAACGATATTCGAAAACTGTGTTGCACTCATTCCAACTTTGCTCAAAGCCTCAATGGGTGCCTTTTTTACGATAATGGCAGCCGGTTCATCTTCATTGTTTTCCTTGCTGCTGACAATGTGTATTTCACTTGGCTTGCAGTTCAGTGTTTTGGCTAAAGCTTCAATGATCCGGTTTGTGGTGCCATCTGAAACATTTCTGGCAACCTTGCCTCGAATAAGCACACGATAAATTTCATCAGTGGCACGGCCTCTATCCTGCGACACGTTGTCACCAAGTAGATCCAGAGCCTTTCCTTTTGCCACATCAATATTCCGCCAGTTCTCAGCTGTGGTCAGCGCGCTTTTAAGTGCTGTCAGCTGTTCATCGACAATTAAAAAAAGCTTACCGATATTGCTCTTTTCATCTTTCAAAAAGGCATCGGTCAGCTTCCCTATTAAGTCTTTAATCATATGAGATTCACCACGATTTCATCAAAATGTACCTGGGCAACCTCTTTAGGTTCAATTTCAATGTTTGACTGTGAAAGGTTTGTCGCATCTTTCCCCATCCTGATTGTTACATCAGAGACACCATCTACTTGATATACCGCGTTGAACAACTGCGACAATATAACATCATCGCCCATTTGTGAGCCAGTATAGTAAGAGCCGTTTGCATCAACTCCCCCGATTTTATAAACGAGGTTGTTTTTGATCTGACTTACTCCATCAATAGGGAAAGAAGCATTTGTTTTTAAATCCAGCTGCAGATATATTTTGACTTCCCTTGCAAAATCAAATTTGACGGCATGGTCAAGTCCGCTGGCGTCAGTTATGGTGACAACTTGCTCCCCGACCGTTTCAATTCCTGCAGCAACACTGTCAAACAGTGCTTGCGCAACATCATCTTTTGTACCGCCCAGAACATAAGCATGAATACTTTTTGGTGGGTTGCCGTCCGCATCTGTCTGCATGGTATTGTTGGCAACAATATTCGCTGAACGGACGCCCGACACGTTTAGCAGGGATGAAATAATACCGCCATTTGTAGATGCTGAACTGCCCTCAACTGATTTCTTTATTCGTGCCCGGAATTCCGAATCTGTTTCCTCGTCGGCACCGCCTGCCGATGGTTCCGGATTTGTAACTGAATACACGCCCTCTGAGGGCTCTGCCTGCACGGTAATGGTATTTGCCGCAACATTGTTTATAACGCCCTTAGAAAGCGAGACAGCCGTCCCTGAGCCTGTCCCATTAGCCTCAATTACAACGTCCTCAATCAATTCAAAATAAATGCCTGATTCCGTTGTAAACTGTGTTTGCTCTTCAATTACGATGCCAGGCTCTCCGGTAAAGGACAATGTTACAACTGACTCCGCAGCTGGTTCCCTAGTGATTCCCGAGTTGCTGCCAAGACGATCGAGCTGCACGCCCTCAGACTTACTGACAAAGCCGCTATTATAAACTCTTTCTGCAATGTCCCACAAGCCGGCCAGAAACCAAGCGAAGATACGAATAATAATTCCTAAGGGCGTTTTACTGGATGTGTTTACATCCTCCCCGAATTGCTCCCGCGCCCGGTCCTCCATACTATCAACAAGCTCGGAATAGGTTTGCCGTTGAAAGCCTGTTTCATCAAGCAAGATCGACACCCCCTATCTCAATTGTTTCTTCATCATCTTTTGTCATTTTCACATGCACTGCAAGACTGCGAGACTCTTTATCCATTAAAAAGTTCACCGATTCCACACTGGCAATACGCTCTTCTTGTGAAATGGCATTTATAATGTCATATTGCGCCTCTTCTTGATCAAACTGCTTTCTTAAAATGTTGCTGCGATCAAGGCCGATATGTTCATCAAGCTCAAACTCTCCTAAACTTGTTCTAAGGATCATTTCTACTGATTGAGCCAGCTCAGCATCACCCTCAACCATTTGTAACTCACCATTTTCAAAACAAAGATCCCCGTCTTTAAGCTTGAGAGTTTTCATCCTTCCCACACTCCTATAACAACTGGATCGTTTATACTGTGTGTGCGCCTCGAATCCGGATCAAAGGTTTTATTGCCGTCCAGGTTATCCAGTGAACGTTCAGCAAATGAAACAAACACGCAGGACCCTACTTTAATATCAGCTTCGACATGTTTCAAAACAGGCGCATGTTCGATTAAAGGGTATTCATGTAGATACTCACCATCATTGGTTTGAAACAGCAATTTCAGATCGGCAGTGTGTTTATCAGCATTGTAATTTACAACCCGTGCTGGAGCCGTTGTATGGATTGATTGTTTTATCCGCTGTTCGAATCCGTCAAAGAACTTTGTCGCTTTACTCATTAAATCACCCTACATTCTGTGAAAAAGTCTTTACCGTCAAAGGAATGAGAGCCATCTTTCACACGATATTTCCCTTTCGCTGTCTTGCTGTTTATTTCTATGATTGAAGCAACTGCGATACGATGCTGTAAAAGGCATTTCACCTTATACCCTTTGAGATCATCTTCCTCAAATTGTTCTGGCGTTTCCACCAGTCCTGTTGCTTCTTCGAGCTTGAAACGTTCGTCATCTCCTTGACTGAGTGGCCGAATAACAGGACGGCCGCGCCGATAATACATGACTGCCCCAGCATCATGAATGACCTCTTCAAGATTGTTTTCAATCAATCCGGTGACACGATAGCCTTTTTTATAAACTTTATTTTTTGGCAGAATGATATTTTTCACTTTAATACCGAGCACACGCAGAAGCTTATCGACAATTTGCCTTGAGGTTGTGCCAGCCTTGAACGTGATTTTCATGTATCTCTTACGGTATCTGACCTCTGTTCGAGTGCCATAATTTCGGACCGTTTTATATGTCCGGCCGTTCTTGTCTTTTTTATAAGTCACCACAGGCTTTACGAGCTTGTACCGCTTTTTCACGTAATATTTTTCAGCAGGATCAGCGTTTTCAGTGGTCACTTTCATATGGGTGTAATCATCGCCATCTTTTGAATAGATGGCCGTTACCTTATTCAAACCGTCCCAATTATTCAGCACCTTGGTAACTTTACCGATAGTTAAAACACCGTAATCGTCTTTATAACCAGCTTGAACAGTGATAGTGCTGCCTTTTTTAATTTTGCTGATTGAATCTTTGCTTAGGTTGTATATTTCAACCTTTGTTTCATTCGGTTTAAAGTCATCATCAAACGGGACCTCAAAATGAATCTCTAAGTCCTTATAATCGAAAGTGGTTTGTGAACTGCCGTTATCTATCGTGATCTTAACGACGCGCCCAAACAGCATTTTATTCGTCGCCATCGTCTTCTCCCTCCGCATCGTCCGAGACATCATCAATATAAAGAAACACGGTTTGCATAAAATTCTCGTATGTAACCCGTGTTTCTGTATTCGATTCATCCATAGGGATAAGGGAAGGCGCAGGCAGTTTCTCGTTTACAATGTCTTCCCACAAAGGGACGTTCAAAATCAATTTTTCGCCCAGCACGATTGCTTCCATATCTTGATCATATAAATCAAGTGAAAAACTATCGTCTGTTTGGTTGTAATTGATACGCAAAATGAACGTGTCATCTGCTAAATCAAATTCAAACTGCTGTGGTATGTCCTCTTTGTCAAAAGGAATGTAATCTCTCGATGCCATGCCTTTCCCTCCTTCATCTGATCCTCATTTTGACCCCTATCGGAATTCTTCGATCCGGCCAGGGATTCAACCGACGCAAAGCATTTACAGTGGTGCCGTATTTACGAGCGCATCCCCAGTAAGTGTCACCCTTCTTGACCTTGTGGTATAGCTTGCTGGATTTTTTTGTTTTCTTCTTGCTGGCTTTCTTCTTTTTCCCGGCTGTTTTCACTTTCTTTTTGACCCACGGGCTTTTTGCAATACGGATTTCTTGCAACTCAATTGAAATAGCAAAACCGTTTGTGTAATCGCCTGTGTCGCGATCTATCTTTGTGATGATCACATTTTTAGCAACCTTACGCCCGGTATAAGTCAAAAGAGTTCCAGCATAAGCCTGCTTTTTCAGATATTCATAATCACTATTTGCTGTTTTGCCTAATAAATAGCCAGAGACTGTTGTCGTCTCTGGCTTTCTTTGTACATGGTCCGTGATCGGGACCCCTTTTTCAACGGGATATGAAGTAACCTCCACATCCGCGCCGTCAGATTCCTTTTCGTTTACAAGATTAATCTTTCCGAGCTTCGCCAATTAATAAGCCCCCTCTGGTGGATAAAGCGACTTCAGCATGTCGAAAACTTCGTCAAATGTTTCGGTTACAGCCTTTTTCACCTTTGTTTCTGCCCCTTCACTGCCGCCCTCAACTTTTACGTTGATCGACGGGTTAAAAGTGATATTGACAGATGAACTGTTTGAGCTTGTAGCAGCCTTTTCTGGTGTGTAACCAGTATCCGCGCCAAGCTCCCGACCGAGTGCAGCATACATTCCGAGTGATTGGTTTCTGTATCGTGGCTCAGTTGTGATGACATACTCCCTAAAGCCGTTTTCACCAAGTGCAGCGACTTGCGGGCTGTTTATGACTCCACCTGTCGCATAACCTCTATACGGCCCACCATGAGCCATAGAAACGAGCCCAGGGTGTTTTAAAATACCGCCGTATCTGCTGTTCAAATAGTTGATAGCAGCAAGGATCTGGTCAACTGGATTTTTGATATTTCCGTGACCCGGTTCCTTGTGAGCGTTGAATGTACTTGGTATAAACTGCATAAGCCCTTGTGATGGATGGCCAGCTTTCGCATTCGAATCCCAATTGTTCACGACATTAGGATTCCCGCCTGATTCCTTCATGGCAATAGTTTCAAGTGCGCCAGCATATTCAGAGCCAAGCCCCTTGATTGATAGCGCTTGAGCTACCCACTTTTTGACGGCTTTTGAACCGCCACCTGAAAAGCTTTCAGCGTAACTGGACATTTTGCCTTTAACAAAACCAACGGCCTTATCTTTGACAAAGTTAAAAGCCCCTTTTGCGATATCACCGAACGAGCCAGCCATAGAAGGTGCAGAGACACCCATTTTTTCTAAGACTTTTGTTAAAAGCTTAGATGGGTGTCCGATGTAATCAAAAACATCAAGAGCAACATCTTTCACTTTACCTGCAACGGATTTTACACCATTCCATGCTTTTGTGAAGATATTTCCTTCTGTACCTTTCGCGTAAGCTGGAACTCCTGATAAAGCAGCCCTTGTTTGTTTTGCGGATAACACCTCAGTGCCTTTCGGAAGGTTCATCAGTGTATCTGTTGCAGGGCTAAGCCCTACGTGTCCTGAAGGTGTCCGATACATTTCAGGTCCAGCGTTTGCCCCTTTACCGTCTCCCAGTATCGCTGGGCCTCCCGGATGTCCGCCGGTTCCGTGCGCATATTTAGGTACTTCCCATTTAGGGATATGCTTATCTTTCAAACCGATCTTATCAAGGACCCAGTTCACTCCGCCGATTACACCATTTACGCCTTTTCCGAGTGCTCCGGCAAGTTTGTTCGCTAAGCTAGTCACGCCAGACACAGCCTTATGAGCCATGTTCTTAATTCCATCACCGATTCTGCCCGGTAATTTCTTGGCCCCTTCAACTAAATCGTTGAAACGATCCATGACTTTCTTACGCAGTTCAAAGGCCAATAACGCGACTTTATTTTTTATATAAAGCCATCTGTCAGTGATTGCTGCACCCATATTGCTTACAAGCTTTTTCACCATTCCGACTGCACTTGAGAATATTTGCTTCACTCCGTCCCACATCATGCGGAAATTCCCAGTGAATAAGCCTTTGAAAACCTTCACTATTCCCATAATAATGCCGATTGCACCCTGTATTATCGCAATGATATTTTTAAGTGCAACTTGAATTATTGAGAGCACAACCGGGAACACAGCAGTCACGATATTTAGGATGAAACGGATCGCCGGAATGACCACAGTTGTAATGATATTCGCCAGAAATTGCAAAAGAGAAACAACAATCGGAAGTACCGCTTGTATGATTTGCATGATCTGCGGGAATACCTGCTGCACAACTTGAATCAAAATAGGAAGTGCTGCTTGCGCCAACTGTAAAATGATTGTTGCCGCTACAGTAAGCAATTGAGCCACGATTGGAAGAACAGCCATAATGACCTGTTTAATAATCGGGAACACTTGCTGCACCGCTGATAAAATTAACGGCAGCACTTGAACCGCTATTTGTCCGATGGATGAACCTAAAAGCTGAATCAATTGCAAAACAATCGGAAGAGCTTGTTGTACAATGCTCAGGATCAACGGGAACGCAAGCTGAATCATCTGGACCAAAATCGGTAAGGCATTTTGCACAATTGAAACAAGGATTCCTGAGAAACTGCCTATCAATTGAATAATGATTGGCAGCACCGCATTAATTACGCTCAGAATAACCGGAAAAATCGTCTGGAAGCCTTGAACAAGTAACGGCAGAATGCTGCTTGCTATTTGCAAGACACTCGTCCATAAAGTACCAGACAGCTGCATCCAAGCTGAAAGCAATTGCTGAATCAGTGGCATAATTTGTGGACCGATTGTCTGGAACGTTTGCGAGATAGCTGCAGCAAACAAAACAAGCGTGCCGCCTATTTGAACGAAAGCCTGCTGAAGTTGTCCGGCCAGCTGCTGAAACTGTGGCGTCAATTGCGTAACCAATTGCCCGAAAGACTGTTGAAGCGTGTTGATGATTGGCTGCAATGCCTGAAAAACAGTCGTTAGAACAGATTGTACCGATGTCCATGCCGTCTTTAAGGCCTGGCTTACATTTTGGTTTGTTTGTTGCATGCGATACAAGGCGCCAGCAACACTCAAAATAGCACCGACAGCCACACCGATTGGCCCTGACACTCCGAGGAATGCAAGTCCGATCGCCGCGACAAACGGAGCAACCAGAGAAACCATTCCTTTAAAGCTGGAAAGGCCGACTTTTAACTGCTCCATGAAACCTGTTACGATTCCATTTAGACCGTCTGACAGCCCTTTACCGAAGAAGTCCGAAACTGTCTTCCCGGCGTTGTGAATGAAGCCTGACACGGTTTTCACAGCCGTTTTGTAGGCTGATTCAATTCCAGCCACTAACTGTGGATGCGATTCACCGAGACGATCCCATAATTTCAAGGATTCAGCTTGCATTTTATGAATGGCTGTGATTGCCACGCTTTGTGCGTCCTTGAATCCTTTCATGAATGCAGGCTTTAACCCCTCAGCCTCTTTGATCATCGTATGGAATGCACCGACAACCGCCGATTTCCCCATGTCAGCAAAGCGTTTCATCGCGTCTGTCGCTGGCTTGAATCTTTCCTGAAGCTTATCGAAATTCTTGTACAGCAAATAAATGCCGGTTACAAGGAGAACGATGGCCCCCGCAACGACATACACCGTGCCCGACATAGCAGCCAGCCCGGTTACAACTGGACCAATGAACATCCACAAACTGCTGAGAGCTCCAAGGAACCCATTAACTAACCCTACCCCTATCGCTAATGGCGATAAAAGTAGGGTTAGAACAGGGATGAGAAGCATAAATCCTTGGATCATTTTCGAGAGTACAGGGTGCGCCTCATTAAACTGAATGATCAGCTTCGCAACGGCCGTAATGCCCTTGTATATCGCCATTGCAAACGCCGCAAACACTTCAATTGCTGGCTGAATGGCTTTCAGTAGTGTACTGCACATCTCTTCCCATGCCTTTGAATAGCCGGGAACTGTTTGTGTTGCCGCTTTATGAAGCCCTTGGAACATGAAAAAGTTTGTAAAAGCCGCGCCCAGTGCCACCATTTGAAAACGCATATAACCCTGAGTGATCATCATTGTCATATCGTTAAGCTCTTTCATGTTGGCAGTAGGCCCGAGCATTTTTAGAGCCAAATGCGCAGCAGTACCCTGCTTCGCCATGTTCTCAAGCGTATTCGATACGGCAAGCCCCGCTTTATTGACTTGATATAACGGGTTTCCCATTCGGTCATAGTTCGCCGCGATCTTCTCGGATTGAGTGGACCGGGCCATCAATGTCCCTACAGTCTGCAGCATGCTCATGCGCATCATTTTGTTGTTTTTCATCATGTTGTCTGTTACTTGCTTGTGAGCACGTCCTAGCCTGTATACTTCATCCATAAACTGCTGATTGGTACCGGACCAGCTGTCCATCTGGTTCCCTAGCTGAAAGAAACCATACTGGGCTCGGATCAATTCATTCCGGAAACCGTTCATGCCGTATCGTTCTTCATACCAAGCTCGACGCATTTCATTGAGCATTTGTATTGTATCGGCTTCTAGTCCACGGGTGGAGCCGCGCAAAAAGTCCATTTCCCGACTATACTGCCGGATTCCCCGGTAGTCCGGGGCAGGGACAGCTACAGCCGCCACGTTATTCTGAACACTTTGCGTGTTCTGCTGCGTAACGTTTGCTGCGGGCGTACCGATACGGCTCATATCGACGTTATTCAAATTCTGCCTGAGTTGATCAATTGCTTCATTGGCGTTTGTTATCGACGTCTGATCAACATTGATATTGACCTCAGACGGAAGGCTTTGAATAAGTCTGCTTGTCTCTTGTACCTGGGTATTCAGCTGGCTCAAACGGGATGTAACTAAGTCGATTTGAGGCCCTAGCCGTTCTATCGTTTGACTGGCAGTTTGCAACGATGAGTTGTCCAAGATCATACTCATATGGATGTCCCTAAAATTCCGCTGTTGCCTTTGAACCTGAGCCATCCGTGTACGCATCTGTGAAAAACTGCCGCCAGCATCGCCGACATGATCAACGAGTCTATCTATTTGCTGATTTGCTCTTTCTAGAGGGGAGGTATCAACGTTCAATTCAACGTCAATATGCGTACTTCTCAATGCGTCTGACAACGTTCATACCCCCTCATTTCTTCTTGTTCCTCTTGTTTTCTTGCTCAATATGGATGTCGAGGGCTGCGTTTGCTTCGAGCAGCGTGTCGAGATCCATCGCCGCGACCTCTGAGAAGGAAAACTTCTCAGACATCACGAGCCGATACATAGGCCAGTTGTCACTCGCCTTCTTTTTGTAGAACTGTTTCGGCTTCGGTTTCGGCGCTAAGAAAGGTTTGAACCTCTTTCATCAGCTCAAGGAAACCAGGTTGTTTATCAAAATAGTCATAGCTTACTTTCGGTTCAACAACTACTTCTTTCATGTACAGTTCATACAGTTTGGCAGACGAAAACATCCCTGTATTGATATTGATAGCTTCATCGTTAAATTCAATTGAACGACGTGTTCCCGGGTGTTGAAGAGTGTACTCAGTTCCTTGGATAGTTACTTTCTTTTGTTTACCGAATTTTGACATAGGTTTTCCCTCCGCTTGTTTGGTTTGCATATATTGAAAAGCAGCCCTATTGGACTGCTTCTTTGCGTTTGATTTCTTCTTTTTTGCCATAGCTTAATTACTGTTCCAATACTGTATAGTCAAAGACTTGAATCTCGAACTCACGATCTCCAATCTCGTCACTGAATTCAGCATCAGCAGGCTTTTTGACCATCGCTTCTGTGCCACCGATTTTTTCCTGTCCGCCCGTAACCCAGATAGGGAATGTTTGAGCTGTATTTGCCAGTTTGTTCAGGTATGGCACGAATGGTGACCCCATGGAAAGAGTCAGTGTGATGGTTCCGAGTGGGTTGTTTTTCGTCGCAACACTGACATCACCCTTGGCGCTGACTTTCGTCGAGAACTTTTCTTCATCTTTGGAACACGAAACCATTGTGCCCTCGGAATAACCGGTTACGATTTTCCCGTCAATGTTCGTGTTGACTTCATTTGCATCATAAACGTATGCTGCCATTGTTTAGATCCTCCTTAAATTGAGATTTCACCAGTGATTTCAGCAGAATGAACCGCGCCAGCCAGCTCAAAAGTAAATGACAGGCCGTCGTATATACGATTTTTTCTGTTTTCATCTGTGATTTGATCACGGGTTTTTGTGCTGATTGAATACACTGGCTGCCCGTCTGCATCTTCTGCAACAATGCCATTTGCAAAGGCTGTTTGCAGAACGTTTGTAACCTGTACACTCAGCAATGAAAAACCAGCATTCGAGAACGGGATTTTGCCGTTGTTTGAGAATGCTGATTGAATTGAGGTTTCAATATTCAATTTCACCCAGTCTTTGCCGTGGAGCACGTCGATATATTCCCCGGATGCAGTAATGCCCTCGGATGTCTCGTTGTGGCCCGCTTTGGTTACATAAGCAATAGCCCCTTCTGTGTGCAGCTTCTTCAACTCGTCCGCTTTAATATCTTGAGGCGTGATACCTACGATATTTTTAAACTTCCAAGTTACTGATCCCACCATATGAGAAGCAACCGAACCAACAAGCCCGGCATCTGGATGCTCGTCATTTAACGGGTGATAGAAAACAATTGTGCGGTCCTTACCTTTGTAAGAAGCAACTTCTTCACGGTCAGTTACCTGTAAGACTACAAATTTATATGACTTCTCTTCCATCGCTTTTGCAGCTTCTAGTCTTTCATCCGCTGTCGCATCAGCAAGGATCAAGAAGTGCCAGTCCTTGTCGAAATACTCGTCGAACGCATTCCGAATGGAGAATGTTGCTTGTGTAGTCGCTCCTTCTTCTGGCGTTTCTGTGCTGCCTCCATACGTACCGATGGCAACCTTTGACGGTGCATTGTCACCCTGAGCAAAGATAGCCGCAGCCTTTTTATATGCTGCTGTGGTTTCCGCATAGTCTGCCTTAATGGCTTCTAATGAGCCATATTCTTTATATGTGTTGTGTCCGTCTACCTTCGCAAGAATCAGAGGTGTTCCCAATCCTTTAAGGCTGGACGGTTTCACTAAGTCAATTTTGACTGTAACGTCACTAAGTGGCATATGATTTACCCTCCTGTATTTTCAATTCGCACAGAGTCGAAAACCTCTGCATTCGCTTCACCATGAGACACACGCGTTCTAAAGCGCGTATCGAAGCCGTGACGGCGTTCTGTGTCAATCGTGATAAATGTATCTCGATTACCGAAACCGTCGTTCCTGACCCACGCCAGCCCATTATCATGAAGCTTTTGACGTGCTTCAGCTGTTTTGAAGTACGCCGCTGTTTGTTGAGCAAGAGAAATGGCCTCAATATGGCTGTTTGAAACCCATGTAAAAGAGAAAACAAGCTCGATGTCTTCCGTTAACACTCCCTGTTCTTCAATGACTCTATGTTGGGGCAAATACGGGGATGTCACGGTATACGTACAAAATGGATAGACAGGTTGTTTCCCTGTACCATTTGCAACGATAACGACATAGCCTGTTTTCTCTCTAATCAGTCCCAAGACTGTTTGTATTATGCTGTTGTAGTCCATCTGAATTGATCACCGCCTTTAATATATAGCTGTTGAAATCGGCATACGTCCCATAAGGCGTCATTGCTTCAATATCAAAGGTGGCACCATCAAAAAGCACCTGAGCTTTCAGAGGAATTTCATTCTTGATAAATAGCTGCCTGTCCATAGATGTAAGGCGGCCGCCAGATTGATAGATCAATTGTGACTGTAGAGGTACTATTGCCCCTCTTTCGTCTGACTTCGTCGGTTCCGGTGGCACCCATTCGCCAAGATCATCATATGAACCCTCTTCAGATGGGATAAGCAATGTAAAATCAACGCTGTACCGCTTAATCAGATCAGAAAAAATGAAATGATTACCCATCAGCTTTCAACCTCATAATCCATAGAGCCAATCATTTCCCCAGTATCAACCAATGGGTTTGAAGAACCTTTTTCCTCGGTTGTAAATGGATGGTTTGCCGGGTTCCGCAAGTCTCGGGCATACACTTGAAGCCGCCCTTTCGCAAGCAGGCCGACTGTTTCCATGATGTCATTCATTGAATCGCCATTCTCTAACGCTCTATTGACCAGATCCTCTACCTTTTGAACGATCCCTTCCTCGTTCTCGTCCCATCCAGCACGGATGAAAGAACGCTCCGGAATGTTGATATATTGAGTTTCTTTCTTGAGGTACAGCCCTTTTGCAGCAAGATAATTCCTCATTCGATCAGTTACAGCAATACGGCAGCCAAATTCGTGAACAGCCGCGATCATTTGCCGTTCACTGTCCAGGATTCCAACTTTCACCTTACCGACGGAACCGAGGTTTCTTATGACTTCTGGAATACGGTTGCTATCTCGTACCCGGACGTTTCTACGTGCCATTAGATCACCTCAGTGCCCTAAAGCGTATTTTTCTGTAGGGCCGGAATAACTCATGAACAGGATTGAGCCTTTCTTCATCAGCCGCATAGGATCTACTCATGCCCCCAATTGATTCAGATAGAACACCGGACGGGCTTTCTCTGTCAATCTTAATTAATAGGGCAATCCCCTTTTTTACGGCTGGAGGAAGAGACACAGTATTATCTGGACCAACAAAGAGATTGCAGTATGCCATCGCATATGAAATACCATCTTCCAGATCAATTTGCAGTTTGGCATCCTGCGATGTGTCTTCAGCTGGAATCCCTAACCTGACTTTTAATTCTGCCAAGTCCATTTTTCTCATTCCTTTCAAAGAACCGGTTCATATGTCGCAAAACATCGGCAATTAATATCATTTGATGGATCACCGCTTTGCCCCGGGGCTTCTGCTGTTACATGAACACCATTTTTATTGATGCCAAGATCAAACAACTGATTGACCATGCGTTCCTGACCTTCTAAATGAACATGATCCGCATGTTTTGTCTCACGAACTCTTTCATCCCCAACGTTGTGCCAGGTCTTTTTCATGTTGATGCCCCGCGACTGAGCTTTTTTAGCAGCGTCAAGCGTTGCTTTTTCCCTTGTGCGATGCATTTCTGTATTGGCTATGCGCTTTGATCGGTTGTAACTCAGGCCGACATCAGTCTGCAGCTCCTTCGCAACCTGAGCAAAGCGTTTCCGCTCAATAAAACCGCGTTCGATTGTCTTGTTAATCTGCTGTATTGTCTTTTTGCGATCAGTTTCAATGGCTTTGTCCATTTGTTTACTTTTAATAGCCCGCTGAACGTCTCCGGGAGCCCATTCAGCAGGCAAATTCATCTGATTCAGTGTTGTTTTTGGCCGCGCAAGTTTTATCCCTAACGCAGCCAGAACGCCAAAGATCAGCCAGCTGTATGATGATTCGTAAGTTTCTTCGAGAAATTCTATAATCATAGCTTTGACTTTCGCTGAAAGATCACTAATCAACGAGGTGATTTCCCGCTTTATACGGTTTAGATCACCGTATCGATTAGCATCAGCAAGTGTCGGTTCTTCGATTTGATCAAGCTTGACGAATAACGCAGTCAGCTTTGACAGCACATCTTTTGAAGCACGCTGAAAAAGCCGCTTGAGTTTCCGTAAGAATTCCTTAGTTTTACGGTTCAACGGCTTCAAAAGCTCTTTTTCAGTTTGTTCTTTATCCACCGCCTACCCTCCTACTCTTCGCCTGTCTCTTTGCGGTCAGACTCTGTTGTGTCCTCGGCTTCTTTTTTATTCGTGCCTTTATCCAATTTATAGCCAAGTCCCTTATAAATTACCTCGAAAGCACGTTCAGTCACTTCCAAAGAGTCTCTCCCCTTTTTGATCCTAACCATTAGGCAGTGGCACCTCCATCAACAGCAGGGACTAAAGCTGCAAAGGCATCCTCTGCAAGAGTAGTGAATCCGACTTCCATAGTTGCTCGAAGTGCGAACATGTCACGCTCGAATAAGTTTAGAGGTTCGCCGGCTTCATCTACAGTTGTTGTCAACGTTGCGTCCTGAGAAATGGTATATTCAATGTCCTGAAGAATACCATAACGCGCATAGTCCCAAGCCCCTGTAATAAGGTCAGCTTTTGTTTTATCCCATGATTTGCTGTCAACAAACCCAATAGGCAATCCAAGAGCTTGAGGTGTTGCATCTGCTGTCACTTGGTTAAATAGTGGCAGCCCGTTATTATCTTTTGCAGCGCGTAACTTTTGACGGAAACGTCTAATAGTTGTAAATGCATCAGGATCTTTGTCTGCATCTTCTACAAGCGCCATTACTGCAGCGAGATCGTCATAAACAGTTGCCCCTGAACCCGCGCCAGTACCAGATGTGATCTTTTGGCCGGACTTGTTGACTCTTTCCATGATTGATACACCTGTCTCAAAAGGCGATCCCACCCCAAACAGTGCGGCTTGGTCAAACTTGATTGCAAAGGCTTCTCTAATAGCTGATTGCATTTGAGTAAAGAAGTCAGCAACTGTGTATCGTAAGAATTCTTTTGAAACTGGAATGATAACCGCAAGTTTCTTCGATGTCATTTTTGCTGTGAGCCATTTGGCGCTGCTTGTTTGAATGCGTTCACCTTCACCAACCCAGTAAGCGCCAGGTCCTTCTGCTAAGTACGTGAACGTCTTTACCGGTTTTGTCATCGGTTCATATTTAGCAAGCTGTGTGATTGCAGATGTCTGCATAAATTCTTTTAACACAATTTCTGCTTGTTCTTCTGGGATTTTCCCAGTTACTGCATCTTGTAGTAATACTGTTTTGGGATTAAATGTTGGCATAATAGCCCTCCTTATTTTCTGATATTTGCTTGGTTAGCGAGTTCCCCAATATCAACCGCCCCGCCAGCTGGTGATGGATCACCTTTTTCGAAGTTAGTGCCGCTCTCTTTGAATTTGATATCTACAGCATTTTGAACTGCTGCATTGAATGTCTCTTCAAACTTACTAAGATTGGCAAGTGTTGTTTCCTCGTCTTCGCCAATAAAATAGTCAATAACTCCTTTAGGCAGCTTTTTTTCATCCGCTACATTCAAGGCTTTATTGACCAATGCTTCACGATTTCTTGCTTTTTCTGCATCTTCTATTTGTTTTTTGAGCTTCTCAATTTCTAATTCAGCCGGAGTTTTATCCGGATTACGTTCACGGATTTTCTCTTCAACGATGCTATCCAAATTGTTTGCCTTCCATGTTGCAAGACCTTTTGTGAAGTAGGAATCCAGGCGTGGCTGAATGAATCGTTTTCCCTCTTCAGTTTCAAGGAACCCTTCCACCTTATCTGCTGATACGGCCGAAAGTTCTCCCACAAATGCTTTTACTTCTTCATTGTCTTTATTTTCAGCAAGAAACTTCTTGATTTCTTCAATATTCACTTATGATCAACCTCCATGCCATGCAGTACGAGCCTGCAAGTCAAAGTTTTCCGGCTTTTAAAGACTTCCGGCAGGTCAGTTCTCATCTTCATCATTTTCACTGTCTTCGAGATCATAGGCATCTTGTTCAGCTTTCATTCTCTCAATCTCGTATTGCACATCATCGACAATAGAGAGTGTTGAAAGGCGTGTCTCTTCGCTTACCTGGCCTTTTAATTGAGCAGATGTCTGCGCTTCTTCCAAGAGATTTGACGGCAGATTCCGTTTAAATGAGAACCAGACCTTCAAATAATCATCAGCTTTCACGCTGCTCTTTTTCGTCCATGCAGAGCAAAGCAACTTGTACTGATAACGGAGGGCAGCAGTCATTTTCCTCTCCATCGTGATACATTTATTTTCAAGGGCCATAAGCTTGTATTTCATCGCAACTCCTGTCACATTCCCACCGAATGATTCATCAGAGAAATTGACCGACTTTGCAAAACGAAGAATGTTCTCTTCAAGCCTGTTCAGATGGTTTTCTATCATGGTGTCGTTAATGTCTTTTGTCAGGAATTTGGCATCATCATCTTTCCCAAACATTTCAAGCACACCGGTCTTTTTCAGTTCTTGGATTTCTTCATCATCCATACCAGCGCCCTTTAAAATCAAATAAGCCAGCCGCAGCTGTTCAATTTCGTTTGATGCATCAGAAAGAGTTCGATCATATGCATCTATAAGTTTAATTACCTTTTCCGCGTCGCCCATCTGTTCATCATTGTTAGGCAACCCGAATAAAGGGCAATAATCAAACAAATGGAGCTTCTTATCTAATAAAGTCCAACCGTCTTTTTGTTTTTCAAAAAAATAGGACATCTTATCATCGTAAAAAGTGGCTTTTTCACGCTCTTTGCTTTGATTATTGACCCAATCAAATACCTTATAATATCTCAGTGCGAAAGAAGGCTCTGTGATGTCATTCTCGGCAATAAAGACCACTTCCCATGGGTTTACATTCGCAACTCTTGCTAAGCCGTCAGGAGCGATATACACAAGTCTAGCACCATATCCACTAATAGCTGCTTTCTTTCCCCATTCGCTATCAGCATCAGCAATGTTATTTACGGTATTAAAGTTATTGATTTGCTCAGCTAAGGCTGTTTTCTTATTTTCTTCGTCCTTCTCCGTCTCGTAAGAGATTGGATGACCGAACATATACCCGACCTTTGTATCCACTATCTCAGCATCAAAAGCATTATTCAGGCGATTGTTTACTAGATGGTCAATACGCCGAACCTTTCCTGTTTCAAAATCCTCGAATTGAGCTGCCTCACGCTGTAAGATCGGCACACCGGCAATACTAGCCATATATCGTTCATACTGAGCTATGGCTTTTTCTTTGATCGGCTTATGCTCGGTTATGATCTGATCAATGATGGTGCCGTCTATCTCATTATTCCGAAGATAATTCAAGAACTTGTTCATGTTCTCACCTCTTTCCTTTGCGTCTCATAGGTTTGTTGTGTGTATAAATGGCATAACGGATAGAGTCGAGCACATCGTCCCACTCTTTAACCGGCTCGCCTGTATTCGGATTCCAAACATACATAAATATCTCTTTTTTAAAGCGACTAACTTTATCTTCAACAATAAAAATCAGATCCCGCTTGAACAGCCGCGCCACTTCTTCGATACCTGAAACAACTGCTTTATCAGCATCTAACGCACGCAGCTTCTCTCTGCGAAAACGCACGATATGTTCAGGCCGAGCTGTATCACAATAGAAATTAATGTTGCCATACCGCTCTTTGATGTCCTTTGCTACCTTCACCCAGTAGTCAATCTCTTCATGCTGCTTGGAATGTTCCTCAAGCAAATAAAAACACCCTTGGTCATCTTGTCCAATTACGACAATAGAACCCGGGTGCTCATATCCCCAGTCAACGCCAGCAAAATATTTTGTAAACCTACCCTGTTTCTCTTTTAATTGGTCTGAACTGATATAATGCTTGTCTTTGTTGAAATCCTTGTATATTACGCCTTCTGGAGCAACCCAATAGCCGTAAATGTCTCGATCTGTAAACATTCCGCTCGGTGTTGAAGCAACAATACTTTCGACATACTCAGGATCAAGAAAGTTGTTATCAAACAACGAGAAGTGAAAAGACCGGATATTCAGCCGGCCGTTTTTCAGCCGCTGCCCGTCTTTGTCGATATAGTCCGTTTTGACGGTGTGCATCGGGTTTTCAGGGTTTGTATCCATCATGACCATTGCACCCTTATAGGAGCAACGGGAAATGACTTCCTTCACGAATGAATCATGCAGGGCCGTCGCTTCGTTTAGGAACGCGCCAGCTGATGTGAAACCCCTCGCCTTTTTCCATGAATCTGCATTTGCACCGTCAAAGCAATAAACGCGATTGCCGAATATCTCAACGGCATTCGCTTTATCAAGGCGCAATTCTTTCCCCAGGATCAGCTCTAAATCATTTAGGATATTCCGCTTTATAGAAGCCTGAGTTGCCCCGCCAATGATAAAAGAAAGCCCCATGTTTTGATATTTACTGATGTGCCCAAGGAACGTCAAAAGGAGCACGAATGTTTTTCCTGCCCTTTTCGCCCCGCTGCATATTAAGATTTTCGGCTGCTCTTCAATAAAGCTATTCCATACTTCTTGTTGCTTGGAGTTAAGTTCCATGAGGTTTCACCATCTTCCGCAGCATGGCAGCAACTTCATTTTCTTTAGAGTTTCCATTATCGCCGTTAATATCTTTCTTCGCTTTCTCGATATTCAAGCGCATTTGCTCCAATTTAAGGCGCCGTTCGTCTGCTTCATGAGCCAGCTGGTCAAACTGCTTGATCAGGCTCCGGAGCTCCCCCATTGCCCGAGATTGAGCGTTCAGGAATGTTGCATGACGATCCCAAGCGAATTGTATTTCAAACTCTTCTTCAGTGACAGCCTTTTCAAAATACTCATTGCCCTCTTCGTCCTCTTCTGGATGATAAGTGTATTTGGCCTTTTTCAGCTCTTTTGCAAGGTCATCTTTATTCTGTACAAACATAATGCGTTGCGCCCAGATAATGGCTGCATATTGAATTTGTATCTGATCCCATATCATATCGGCAGGCGAACGCTCCTGAATCTCTTCCATGATCTCAAGCGTCTCTTCTGGCAAGAATTTAGAGAAAAAGCCGTGAGTCACAGCGTTTTGATTGCCCGCCGGAGCTGCACCGCCTTTGTTTCCTAATGCGTTTTTATTACCGGATGGCGCACCCACCTTTTTTGTGTGCACACTTTTTTCAGAGGGTGCACCCTTTTTCCTTTCCCAACCGTGCCGCTGTTTCCACGATTTAATGGTGTTCATCGACACCCCGTATTTCTCGGCAAGGTCCTTGTATTTCATACCTTTGACGTAATCCTTATACGCCTGAATGTGCTTTTCGGACATCTACATTCACCGCCGCCCCCTTCTAGATTGTGTTTGTTTTGGAGATCATTTTCTCGGGAGGAACTCGTCATCGTGTGCAAGTTGATGAATAGTGTCTTTCCCTATTTCCGCAAGACCAACAGCCTGCACATATGTTTCCGTGTCATGTATTGTCATTGTTGTGCCATCCTTCATATTGAAAGTAGCAACATAGCCATCTATCTCATGAAAGTTCTGCTCCATCCAATTAATCAGTCCGTTTGTTGGACCAGGAAAGACTCTCCTCACATTACTCAT